TATTTCGTACAAACTACCGGAGCGCTAGGCTTGACGGCGGATAGCCCATCCGTGTTTGCTGGCACAGCTGTTGCAGCAAGCAAGATTATTGTAAAAGGATAAGCCCATGCAAACCATCGTTGAAAATTCTACTAACCTCTCTAAGTATCTGCTCGATGATACAGAAGTCGTTGTATTGAATGAGGACACCATCGTCGTTGGCGATCCGGCTGAGTTCATAATCGCTGACCTTAACGCCAGCACTGCAACCATATACGAAGGTATTACTGCCCCCGACGATTGGGTTGGTAACAAGTATACCTTCGACGGTACTGATTGGGCGCTGAACCCAGATTGGGTTGAGCCACAAGCTGCTGAGTGATGGCAAAACTAGGTCCTGTCAAATATCTCACGATCCACTGCGCGGCTACGCCAGAAGGGCGTCATGTTACGCATGAGCAGGTTACAGAGTGGGACAAGGCTAAGTTCGGCCAGACTAGCTACCACTGGGTTATTGAGGTTGATGGCTCTATGCACCGTACGCTGCGCGATGACCAAAAAGGTGCGCATGTAGGCAACGCAAACACAGGCAACATTGGCATCTGCTACATTGGTGGTATGGATAAGGGTATGAAACAACCTAAAGATACCCGTACAGATGCACAAAAGAAGTCGCTCCTTACACTCATTAGGACGTATAAGGGACGCTATCCGGGCATTATCATTCGCGGTCACCGCGACTGGCCCGGTACTAGAAAAGCCTGCCCATCATTTGATGTGGCGGCATGGCTTAAAGAAACGGGAGAATGATTATGGGTAAGTTTAAAGGTAAAAAGACTTATATCGTCGGTGCCCTTGGCGTCATTGGCGCTATTGCCAGCTTTCTTGTTGGTGATGCCTCTGCTATAGAAGCAAGTCAGATAGCTATTACGGCTATCCTCGGCATGACGATGCGTAACGCAATCGGCAGCGCAACTAACGGGTAATTTACCACCCTGTATGGTATTTACCTAACCGCAGCTTAGGGAGGGAGCTATAGTATGTTTGGCTTTACTCCCCTCTCTACTACACCGTTTAGTACTCTACCTAATGTATCTGTAAGCGTATCCGCCACAGGCGTAGCAGCCAATGGGTTTATTGGCACAGTTGCGTTTAGGTTCAGCTACCGAGTAACAGGCGTAGCAGCCAACGGGTTCGTCGGTACATCTACGGTATCGGCCAAAGCCAGAACTACTTTAACAGGCGTAGCAGCCGGTGGCTTCATTGGCGCAGTTACGATTAAGTTTGGTTACCTAGTCACAGGCGTAGCAGCCAATGGGTTCGTTGGTAATGAAGCAGTCTTAGCTAAAGCCCGAGTATCCGTCACAGGCATAGCAGCCAATGGGTTCATCGGTAACGAAACAGTTCTAGCCAAAGCCAACGTGCCTGTCACAGGCGTTTCAGCTACTGGGTTCATCGGTAACGAAACAGTTCTAGCCAAAGCCAACGTGCCTGTCACAGGCGTTTCAGCTACTGGGTTCATCGGTAACGAAACAGTTCTAGCCAAAGCCAACGTGCCTGTCACAGGCGTAGCAGCCAACGGCTTCGTTGGCACAGTTGCGTTTAGGTTTAGCTACCGAGTAACAGGCGTTTCAGCCAACGGGTTTATCGGCACATCTACGGTCTCAGCTAAGGCCCGCACTGCCCTAACAGGCGTCTCAACCAACGGGTTCATCGGTAACGAAACAGTTCTAGCCAAAGCCAACGCCCTACCTACGGGTGTTTCAGCTAACGGCTTTATTGGTACAACTGCGGTCTTAGCTAAAGCTAGCACTACCCTAACTGGCGTAGCAGCCAATGGTTTCATTGGCACCGCTACAATCTCGACTAAAGTAAGCACTACCCTAACTGGCGTAGCAGCTAATGGGTTTATCGGCACATCTACGGTCTCAGCTAAAGCCCGCACTACCCTAACTGGCGTAGCAGCCGGTGGCTTCATTGGCACGTCTGCGGTCTCAGCTAAAGCTAACGCACTGCCTACGGGTGTTTTAGCCAACGGCTTCATTGGCACATCTGCGGTCTCGGCTAAAGCTAACGCACTGCCTACGGGTGTTTCAGCCGAAGGCTTCATTGGCACAGCCACGATCTCGGCCAAAGGCATCACTACCCTAACTGGCGTAGCAGCCAATGGCTTCATTGGCACATCTACGGTCTCAGCTAAAGCCAACGCACTACTCACAGGCATAACAACCAACGGCTTCATTGGCACATCTACGGTCTTTGCTAAAGCCAACGTACCACTCACAGGTGTTGTAGCCGAGGGCTTCATTGGGGATGTCAGCGAAACCTTAGGCAATATAGATAACACGGCCCTCTTAGGTTTCTCGGGCTTCTCAGTCGTGCCCTTCTCAGGGGTGGAAACCGACCAACGATTCAACACAAACGTAGATGTCACAGACGTTTCGGCTAATGGCTTTATTGGCACATCTACGGTCTTAGCTAAAGCCAACGTGCCTGTCACAGGCATAGCAGCCGATGGTTTCATTGGCACACCTGCATTTAAACTGGGAACTAGTTTCTCAGTCACAGGCGTAGCAACCGAAGGTTTCGTCGGTACATCTACGATCTCAATTAAAGCTAACGCACTACTCACAGGCGTAGTAGCCAACGGCTTCATTGGCACCGCTACGATCTCGGCTAAAGCCAACTTGCCTATCACAGGCGTAGCAACCGATGGTTTCATTGGCACATCTGCGGTCTTAGCTAAAGCCAACGCACTACCCACAGGCGTAGCAGCCAATGGTTTCATCGGCACATCTACGGTCTCAGCTAAAGCCAGCACTACCCTAACTGGCGTAGCAGCCGAAGGCTTCGTTGGCACACCTACATTTAAACTAGGAATTAGTTTCTCAGTTACAGGCGTAGCATCCAACGGCTTTGTTGGCACCGCTACGATCTCGGCTAAAGGCCGCACTACCATAACAGGCATAGCAGCCAACGGCTTCGTCGGCACGGTTGCGTTTAGGTTCAGCTACCAAGTAACAGGCGTAACAGCCGACGGCTTCATTGGCACATCTGCGGTCTTGGCTAAAGCCAACGTGCCTGTCACAGGCGTAGCAGCCGACGGCTTCGTCGGTACATCTGCGGTCTTAGCTAAAGCTAACGTACCGGTAACAGGCGTAGCAGCCAATGGGTTAATCGGTACATCTGCGGTCTCAGCTAAAGCTAACGCCCTGCCTACGGGTGTTTCAGCCAATGAGTTTATCGGCATATCTACGGTTTCGGGTAAAGCCAGCACTACCCTAACAGGCGTAGCAACCGACGGCTTCATTGGTGATGTTAGTGAGGCCGTAGGCAACGTAGACAACACGGCCCTCTTAGGTTTCTCAGGCTTCTCAGTCGTGCCCTTCTCAGGGGTGGAAACCGACCAGCGGTTCAATACAAACGTAGATGTTACAGACGTCTTAGCCGAAGGCTTCGTTGGCACATCTGAGGTCTTAGCTAAAGCCGACGTGCCTGTCACAGGCATAGCAGCCGACGGCTTCGTCGGCACAATTGAGATTAAACTAGGAACTGGTTTCTCAGTCACAGGCATAGCAGCCGACGGCTTCGTCGGTACAACTACGGTTTCAGGTAAAGCCAACGCACTGCCTACGGGTGTTTCAGCCGACGGCTTCATCGGCACAACTACAACCCGTTCTAGCTACTCAGTAACTGGTGTTTCAGCCAATGGCTCTATCGGTACTGTAGAAGTACCTAGCTGGAACCCAATCGTTCCAGTACAAGACCCAGACTGGGTGCCTATAGATGACTCTCAGGCGGGTGTTTGGGTTACGATTGATGACACACAGGACCCAAGTTGGCAGGTTGTTATTAGCTCGCAAAGTACAGATTGGTCTGCTATACCCGATACGCAAATACCAAACTGGCAGGTGGTTGATGACACCTAAGCAGGTACACAGATGCAGGTCAGTGGTGGTAACACAGTAATCTGGACTCAGATACCGACGTAAGGAAAGAAGATGTCAAGCACATATAGCAATCTCAAAATCCAGTTAATGACCACTGGCGAGAACCTCGCCACGTGGGGTAACGTCACAAATGTCAACCTTGGGACTGCGCTTGAAGAAGCTATTGTCGGTTCAGCGGATGTTACCTTTGCTAGTGGCAACGTCACACTTACTCTTTCCAATGCAAACACGACGCAGACCGCACGTAACCTGCGCTTGAACTTGATCGGCACCACTGGCGGCTCGACACGCAATCTGGTCGTACCCAGCATTGAGAAGGTCTACATCGTCAACAACACCTGTGCAGACAGCGTGGTGGTTAAGACGACTGCGGGCACTGGCATCACGGTGCCTACTGGCAAGACTATGTGGGTTTACAATGACGGCGTGAATGTGGTGGACGCTACGACGCACCTGACATCGCTTACACTTGGAACGCCTCTTGCCCTTACCTCTGGCGGCGTAGGATCAAACACGGCTGCGGGTGCACGGTCTAACCTGAGCGCAGCTAAGTCTGGGACTAACACGGACATTACGTCGCTCCAGCCGCTGGCTTATGCTATTGAAACCGCCACAGTTGTAGGTTCGGGTCTGAGTGGCACTTTGACTATCGACGCGATTACGCAGTCGGTACTATACTATACCGGTAACGCATCGGCTAACTGGACGGTTAATGTACGTGGTAATAGCGGTACGACCATCAACTCACTGCTTTCTACGGGGCAGGCGATCACTATTGCGGTCTTTGCTACCATCAGCACCGTAGGGTATTACAATAATGTCTTTCAAGTTGACGGTGTGACCGTCACCCCCAAATGGCAGAATAGTGCGCCTGTCGTAGGCAACACCTCGAGTGTTGACGCTTATACATATACCATTGTGAAGACGGGTAGCGCAGCCTATACGGTCTTTGCATCGCTGACTAAGTTCGTCTAAGGAGCGCACAGTGCCGACAATCGTCACACGTGGAGTAGCAAGCGCACGAGGGGCTGGTACCTTTTCGGCTGCTCCTCCGCCTCCTCCGCCGACCCCGACTCCACCACCTCCGGGACCGCCTCCTGTTTTTCAAACGGTTACGTTTGGCGCTGGTACCAGTAGCATATGGACTGCGCCTACTGGCGTGTCTACGATTCTTAACCTTCAGGTTGCTGGTGGTCTGTATTCCGAGGTCCCCGGAGATTATGTGTACAATACTGTTTACGGAGCTGCCTACGTACCCAGCTCCGATCAACCGGGCTCACCCGGTGCGTTCTACACTTATGCGCAGGCAGGGGCGTATGCAGACGGCGTCCTAGCGGCAGCTAACTCAGGGGGTACCGGAGACCGGTACATAACTCTTGACCCGCTATTGCTAAGTTGGAATTCTTCTACGGGTGGTTATTTTACGCAGCCGAGTAACCCCCAAACTTACCTCGCTAATGGTGTAGCTGAACGCGTTCTCGGCCCGTGGGATAATCGTAGCAGTAGCCCAGTAGGTGGCCCGGGCCAACCTCCCGTTGAATGGGGTATCGGCTTTTTCGTTTATACCCCCGGCGGCGAGTTTCCCGGCACCCCATCCTCCGCCTTTGGGCGCACCGCAGCAGGCACGACGTCGGCAGGGCAACCGCAAATTATAACTAGTGCTTCTTCTGTTTCGGTTACGCCGGGACAAGCGTACCAGATAATCGCTGGTGGTGCGAGCGGCTACGTCACTTTCCAGTTTAGTCAGCAGTAGGAGCTAATAGATGCCATTCATCAAGCTCCAGTTTAAGCCCGGTGTAAACCGCGACCAGACCGACTACTCGAACGAGGGCGGTTGGCGCGAGTGCGACAAAATACGTTTCCGCTCTGGATATCCAGAGAAGATTGGTGGCTGGCAGAAAGCTACGTCTGCTCAATTCCAAGGCGTGTGCCGTCAGATGTGGAACTGGGTCACGACCTATTCCGATAACCTCATGGCGCTTGGTACGCATCAGAAGGTTTTCATCGAGAATGGTGGCTACTACAATAACATCACCCCACTGCGTCTGGTTGACCCTACGCTTGACACACCGGACACTGACAACTGCGTCTACACAGATACCACTGCGCCTAATGTGGTAACCATCCAGTTACCGGTGGCACACCTTGCCGAAACAGGTGACTTCGTAGAAATCTCAGGTGTAACCGGCACTATTGGTGGTGTGCCTGCGGACGAGATTAACGGCAACCACGAGATTACTGTGGTTACTGGCCTGACTTTCACGATCCCTGTTACAAGTCCGGTCACCTCAAACGTCTCTGGTGGAGGCGGTACTGTTATTATCATCGACTTCGAAATCCGCCCCGGATATCCAATTACCACAGAAGGTTATGGTTGGGGTACAGGCACGTGGTCGCGTGGGGCTTGGGGTCTTGGTTCGACTGAGCCGGTCTTCTTCCCGCAGCGCGACTGGTGGTTCGATAACTTCGATAACGACCTCGTCATGAATATCCGCAATGGGGCTGGTTACTGGTGGGTTCGCGGTGCTACTCCCGATCCGGGCACGGCGCTTGCCACGCGGGCTATTACGCTACAGAAGTATGCGTTTGACTGGGCTACGGCGACCAGCGCGCCTGTCTATACCCCTACGGAATATGCAGAAGCAGTACCAGTTAAGATTATGCAGTTGCTCGTGTCTCAGCAAGACCGGCATCTTATTGCCTTTGGCGCTGTGCCGTTTGGCTCAACGAACCCTGACGATTTCGACCCGATGCTTATCCGTTGGGCTGACCAAGACACTCCTGAAGACTGGATTCCGCAGCCGACCAATACCGCAGGGGACATCCGGGTATCGCGTGGCTCGCGCATCGTACGCGCTATGCCATCACGTCAGGAAATCTTGGTCTGGACGGATAGCCACCTGTTCACGCTCCAATTCCTCGGCACGACAGACGTGTTCGGCTTGCAGGAATATGCTGACAATATCTCCATCATCTCATCACGTGCGGTGACAACGGCAGCTAACATTACCTACTGGATGGGCCAAGATAAGTTCTATGCCTATACCGGGCGCGTCGAAACGCTACCATGCACACTGCGCAATCACGTGTTCCAGAACATTAACATCTCTCAGTCCGATCAGGTTATCTGCGGCACCAACGAGCAATGGAACGAAGTCTGGTGGTTCTACCCAGCAGGTGATAGCGACTATAACAATGCCTATGTGGTCTATAACCACCTTGAGCGCATCTGGTACTATGGAACAATAGAGCGCACCGCTTGGTTAGATACAGCACTGCGCCGCTACCCACAGGCCGCAAACACACCACTCTCTGATTTCTCAGCGGGGCAGACTTACAACCACGAGGACGGCATCGACGATGATGCTGATCCAATGCTATCCTATATCCAGTCGTCGGACTTCGACTTGGCTGATGGCGACCAGTTTATGCTTTGCAGACGCATTATTCCTGACGTTGGGTTTAGCGGGTCCATAGCTAATGATGCTAGTGTCACCATGCAAATCCGCTCGCGTAACTTCCCCGGTTCTGCGCTTTCTAACAACGTGGCGGACTCAAAGCCTGTCATCGAGACTTCGGTAGACCAGTACACCGATCAGGTCTTCCTGCGTGCCCGTGCGCGCCAGATGGCGCTTAAAATCCAGTCTGAAAATCTTGGTGTGCAGTGGCAGTTGGGTGCCCCGCGCTTGGATGCCCGTGAAGATGGTAAACGCTAATGGCACTAGATAGATTCAAAGCCGCTCCACTACCTAACCCACCGTCACATTACGACCCGCAGTATATACGGCAGGTTATTCGCGTTATAGAAAACTACTTCTCGCAGTTAGACTCGCGCACCCCAAACAATGCGCAGAAATACACAGCGGACTTCTTCTACGGAAGCGGCATCGGTCTGACGTTCCCACATAATCAGTTTACTAGTTTAGTTGACCAGTCAGCAGCAGCCGTTGATGTGGCTTACCCAGTTAAGTTAGAAGTGACGTCGTTTACCGATGATATATCTATAACAGGCGTTAATAACACGCGGATCACCTTTGCCGCCCCCGGCATCTATATGCTGATATATAGCTTGGCGTTTAAGAACACGACGAATGACACCCAAGAAGTAGACGTATGGTTCCGGTACAACAACGGCACCACCACAACGGATGTCGCTAACTCAAACAGCCGGTTTACAATACCGCCCCGCAAATCTTCAGGCACACCCTCTTACCTTATCGCGGTTACACCATTTAGTGGTTATGCAGAGGCAGCGGGCGTATGGGTCGAAGTTATGTGGCACACAACCAGCACAAGCGTAGTTATGGAGCATCTTCCAGCAGTTGCGTACTCAGCAGGTGTAACACCTGCACATCCGGGTACACCTTCGGCTATTGTCGAAGCGTTCTTTGTATCGAAGGCCACGTAAGAATGGTGTTTAGTTTTGAACAGATTGCCGCTATAAGCGTAGTGATAAGGTAGGGATAAGGGATAATGGACTACAACGCAGCTTCACCTATGGGCAACCCCCCACAGCTAGGCACACCCATACCCGGCACTACGGGTGGTCTTCCTACGCAGGGTGGGCTGAATGTGGCTCAAAACCCTATGGCGCAGCAGTTGCAGTCGCAAGGTCGCGGCGAAGACTCTATGCTTATCCACATGACACCAGACGAGGTTAACAGCCTTCAAGGTCTGGCTATGGCACATGGCGGCTCACTTACTATTAACCCGCAAACAGGTCTGCCTGAAGCTGGCTGGCTTGGCAAACTTCTCCCAACTATTCTTGGCGCAGCCCTAGCGGCTACTGGCGTCGGTGCTCCCCTTGCTGCTGGTATCGTAGGCGCAGGTCAGTTCGCACGTACTGGTAGCTTGAAGAAGGGCTTGATGGCTGGCCTCGGTGCCTTTGGTGGTGCTGGTATGGCTGGTATGGCTGGTGTTGGTGGTTCTATCTCACACAACGCAGCTGGGTTACTTGGCGACAAAGCTGGTTTCTTTGGTGCTAATATGGGTCTTGGTGCTGCTGTACCGGCAGCGCAGCTTGCGCCAGTCGCCGTCACTCCTGATACTCTTGGTAATCTTGCTAATACACCAGTAACACCAACAGTAAACATCCCAGCATCCGGCATTGCTGGTGGTCCGGGGGCTACTACATTAACTGCACCGACCGTAGCGCCTACGGCGGTTAACCCTATGCAGGCAGCTATAAACAGCCCAGAGTTTGCTCGGCAGTTCGCTAACTCTGTAGGCAATATGCCACCTCCGGTAATGAAAGGCGCAGAGTTCACAGGCGGCTTAGGTTCGCGCTTCGCTCAAGCTACACGTGCAGGTCTACCTGCTGGTACTCCGGGCATTATCTCTAAAGCTGCTCCTATGTTGGGTGTTTCAGGCATTACGAGTGGTATCTCCGGTGCAATGGCCCCAAAACAAGGCACTATGGGTGATGACGGCGTCATAGATAATTCCTATGCTGGTCCGTACACTGCGCAGAAGCGCAATGCTACTTTCGCAGACAACACCGAAGACCTTCTTAAGTCGTCCAAGGAGCGTCGCTACTTCGACGTAGGTATGCCTGAAGTTTATAACATGCAGGGCCAAGTCGTACAGCCGGGTTCCAGCACTGCGCGGGGCACACCCATACTACAAAATGTCCTGAACCCTAACGCTAAGAAGGGCCAGAACCGCTACAACCAGATACTCACTCCGTATATGGTAGACCCCCAACAAGACATGGGCTACGCCGATGGCGGTGAAGTAGATATGAAGAACGGCTCTTTTGTCGTTGATGCTCGCACTGTATCAGAGCTTGGTAACGGCAGCAGCAATGCAGGTATGGAGCTTCTGTCTCGTATGGGCGGACGCCCCCTGCAAGGGCCCGGTGACGGGGTAAGCGACTCCATTAAAGCACGTATCGGTGGTAAGCAGGAAGCACGTGTCGCCCGCGACGAAGTGTTATTCCCGCCAGAGGCAGTTAAGCGCTTAGGCGGCGGCAACCCGAAGAAGGGCACTGCCAAGCTGTACTCACTTATGAACAAGGCGCACAAAGCCCGCAAGAAAGCGGACCGTGGAGAAGATACTAAAGTGCGGCGTGGGCTTGCATAATGCAAGTTACTTTAATTCCTACCGAACATGTGAGTGAGTTATGGCCTCGCATCTTCCCACACTTGAGTAAAGCTGCGGAGTATACGTTTGGTCGGTATGAGCCTGAAGATATCCTCGACTCGGTTACGCAGTATGACCATCATCTCTGGGTTGCATTTACAGGCGAAGAGATAAAAGGTATTACAATAACCTGCTTTAAGCAGTACCCACGTATGTTATGCCTTGATATGGTATTTTGCGCAGGTGATGAAGGTATGGAATGGAAAACTCCTATGCTTAAAATGTTGCAGCACTGGGCGCACGATAATGACTGTGAACGGATCGAATCTTCTGGTAGGATCGGTTGGTCAAAGATTTTTAAAGACGATGGATATAAAGCACTTTGGCAGGTATATGAATTGCCGGTCGCAGATGCAGGACTAGGAGCGTAATATGGGCGGTGGTGGCGGTAGCAATCAAGTACAAAAGTCGGAGGTTACTCAGTCAACCCTCCCCGAATACGCACGCCCCTATTTCGAAGGGCTGATGCAGCGGGCAGGCACGACGCTAACAACTGACTACCAACCCTACGGTCAAGAGCGCATAGCTGATTTCACGCAGCAGCAGCGTGGAGTCCAACAGAATATCCTAGGTATGCAGACACCGGGACAGTTCGGCAATGCTAGCACGCTTGCTACCGCTGCGGGTCTTGGTTCTTTGGAGGCGGGGAAGTATACTCCCGGCCAATTTGGTTTCCAACAGGTGAATGCACAGCAGGTTAATGCGCCCAGTATGCAAGCGGCGCAGACTAACTACAACCCCAATCTGACGACGTTCCAGATGCAAGCTCCCGACCAGTTCGGACAGCAGCAAACCAACCAGTACATGTCGCCGTACATGCAGAACGTAGTAGATACCCAGAAGCGCGAAGCCGTCCGCGATGCGCGGCAGGGGCAGATTGTGCAAGACCTCGGCGCTGCTCGTCAGGGCACATATGGTGGTAGCCGCCAGCTTCTTGCTGGTCTCGAGCGTGAGCGTAATCTAGGTACGCAGTTAGGTGACATCCAAGCACGTGGTTCGCAATCGGCGTTTGAAAACGCACAGGCTCAGTTTGAGCGTGATCGTGGCGCGACTATGACAGCGCAGCAGCAGAACTTGGCGGCTCAACTTGGCGTCCAGCAACTTGGCACTGACGTCGGTTTGAAAACCGCTCTTGCTAACCTTGATGCTAAGTCACAGGCTAACGTGCAAAACCTCGCAGCCCAACTTCAGACGCAAGGACTTAACTCAGAGCAAGCGATGCGCGCTGCACTGGCTAACCAGCAGGCAGGGCTTGATACTCAACGTATGGGTGAGCAGTCTCGTCAGTTTGGTTCGCAGCAGGGGCTTGCAGGGCTGGCGCAAGCCGGTCAGATGGGTCAGACACTTGCTAATATTGGTTCGGCGCAGTCGCAAGCCGACCAAGCCCGCTTGGGTATGCAGCAGGGTACAGCTGCGCAGCAGCAAGCGATGAACCAGCAGTACCTAGACACGGCGTATCAAGACTTCCTGCGCCAGCGTGATTATCCGATGGAGCAGATGCAGCAGTACAGCAGCTTGCTACGCGGTGTGCCAGTAACACCGAATACAACTAGCACAACTTACGCTCCCAATGCTTCGCTAGGCTCGCAGCTAGTTAGTGGCGGTCTCGGCGCAGCTGCTCTCTACAATACTGCTAACAGGGCGGGAGTAATTTAAAGTGGAAACTAAACCGTTTACCATACAGTCTCCTGAAGCGATAGCCAAGGACTACGGCGGCAACAAACAGAAGATAGCTGAAGCTATGCAGATGGGTATTCTTGACCCTACTGCGGGCACGCTAGCAGGTATGTTTATTGACCGTATGCGGTCGGCTGCGCAGACTGAAGCTACACCCCAGCAGACTGTGGCCCAACAGGTCTTTGCTCCCCCTGCTCCCCCTGCGCCACCTATGGGTGCCCCTATGGGTGCCCCTGCAGGTCTTGGTGCTACTCCAGAAGCTGCGGCTATGCCGCCTCAAGAAATGGGTCCCCCGCCACAGGAAATGCCGCCTCAAGAAATGGCTGCGCCTCAAGAAATGGGTATGCCGCAAGAGATGCCTAGTATGGCTGAAGGTGGCATGGTGCCTCCATATATGGCTGGCGGTGGTCTTTCTGAACTACCTGTACCTGACACTATGTTTGATGAGCCCAGTAGCGGTGGCTTTGACGAGGGCTATGCAGGTGGCGGTATGGTTGCATTTGGCCGAGGTGGCGGTATCGACCTTGAACGCTTCCGCAAAGCCATCATAGCCCAAGAAAGCGGTGGCGACTACGGTGTAGCTAATGCTGAAGGTAGTGGCGCACTAGGTGCGTATCAGTTCATGCCACCAACTGCTCGCGCTTTAGCCGAACGACTCGGTCTCCCCTATCGCCCCGACCTACTGCAAGGTAATAAGGGTCGAAGCAAAGAAGGCCGTGCCTACCAAGACGCGCTAGGAACAGCGCAGCTACAAGACGCAATTGAATTTGGTGGTGGTGATATCGGCAAAGCCGGAGCATTCCACTTTGCTGGGCCTAACACAAAGGGGCATGGAGCTAAGACACGCAAGTATGAGCAGGATATCTTACGCCGGTACTCAGGGTCGAAAGACGCTGGGGGCGAAGAACTTGTAGATGCTGCGCAGGGAGACGACACCGTCTACGGCCTACCTACGAACCTACGTGGTAATATCGACCTAATTAAAAGCTTGATGCCAGCAGAGTCTGAAGAGGACATTGAACTTCGTAAGGAACTTGCGGAAAAATTGTCTCCTGAGAGCCGTGCACAGGGCAAAAAAGATGCGTTCTTCGCAGGTCTAGGTGATCTTTCAGAGCGTATTGCTAATGCAAAGGACAAGAGCACTTTTGGTAGTATATTTGGAAGTCTTGGTGGTGGTGCCGGAGACATTTCAAAGAGACTAGATGCAGAGGAAAAGAGTATACGCGAAATGCAGCGTGAACGCTCTGCACTAGCAAACCTTAGCCGTAAAGAGCAAATAGAAGCCATGCAGATGGGCGTGGACGTTAACAAGTCCGCCGCTGTTCTTAATGAAGGTATCGCAGCCCGTCAGGAAGACGTTGCATATAAGAGAGCTATGCTCGACATCGAAAGGTCAAAGATAGGTGCCGACCTAGCCAAGATAATGGCTGACAGCAAAGATAAGGAAAATACCAAAGACCGGTTTATAGAAACGTTCTATAACGTGCTAATAAGAAAAGGGTATTCAGAAAACCAAGCTAGGCAGTTTGCATATATAGCTGCAGAAAAGCAGCTTGCTAAGGTTAAAGAAGAGTTTGGGGGCACTGGCGATATGGGAACCCTATTCCCACAGGGCGCTACCGGTGCTACAGGAGGCACAGCAGATACTCTGGACTACGGTTCACTAAAGTAAGGTTGATATATGCCTGATGTACGCATGCCCGACGGTACAGTTATAAGAAACGTACCAGCAGGAATTACTAAGGCACAGCTTAATGCTAAGCTAACGAAGAACGGGTTTGACCTCAACAGGCTGACCACGCCTAAGCAGAAGCCAAGCGCAATTGAAAATATCCCGCTAGTAGGCGGATTGCTTGCGCCTATTGCAGACATACCCTTGAGTGCGGTCGAAGGTTTAAGCGGCACTACCAAGTCAATCGCAGATGTGTTTGGTGCCGACAATGTTGTATCCGATGCGGCTGACTATGTAGCTAAAGCAGCGGCTGCTTTGAAATCTGCTGGGTCTCGTGAAGATGCTGAAATCGCCAGTAAAATCCAGAAAGACGCTGAAGGCAAAGGTGTCTGGGAAGAAGTAAAGGCTGCAGCTAGGGCGTTCACTTACTCTCCACTAGAGAGCATTGCCAGCGTGGCAGGTTCGGCGGCACCGTTTATCGCAGCGGGTGTTGCCACCGGAGGTACAGGAGCCGTACCCCTAGCTACTATGGCTGGGCTTGGCGCAGCGTCAGGCGCAGGTACTATAAAAGGTTCCGTGTACGATGCGGTATACAGCGAGTTCGTAAAGAACGGTGCATCTGAAGAAGACGCCGCTGCCGCCGCCGAGAAGGCGCAGGAGTATAGCGGCAAGAATATAGACCAGATTGCACTTGGTGGTGCCATAGGCGCACTTGCTTCGGCTACTGGCTTTGGCCCGCAGTTCGCTCGCAGCATAGGTAATAACGTAGTCAAGAAGGTTGCCGCCGAGGTAGCCGAGCGTGAAGCTGTAGAGGCCGTAAAGGTCGGTGCCAGAAAGAGCGTGCTGGGTGGTGTTGCCAAAAGTGCAGTTGTAGAAGCTGTACCAGAATCTGTACAAGGTGGGCAGGAAAAACTGTCCCAGAACCTAGCACTGCAGCGCGAGGGCTTCGATGTAGATACGTTTAGGGGTGTAGCTGGACAGGCTGCGTCCGAAGGCATCGCGTCCCTGTTTCTGGGTGGTTATGGTGGTGCACGTGCAGCAAAGGCGGAAAACCGTCAGATACTCACAGAAGAGATTGCCCAAGAACTTGACGCCCTGCCTGCAGATGCAGACGAGCAAACTATATCTGAAGCAGAAGCTAGATTCGTCAAGCGCGGGTTTCCCTTGGAGAAGGCAACGCAAGTTGTCGAGAACTTAAAATCCGCCAAAGAAGCTATTGACAAGCAAGCTGCAGAACTAGAGCGGGCACGTGCCGAACGGATGGCACAAGGAGAAGCTGAAGCAGCAGCCGAAGAAGGCACAGGCTCTAACTTTACTGGCCCGCCTCCGGTTGATACCGAAGAAGAAGCTGCCATGCAGCGCATGCGTGAGGCCGAGTTTGCAGGTGCAGGTGCACCACAGCAACGTAAACCATCTACTATAGAGCAAGCAGCTATTGATCTTGTTTCTGCCGTTGACGCTGGCGGTGTGCCGTTCAACACACCTAGAATAAATGCGATTGGACGCGGACTAGGGCTTGATATCGGTAAAAATGATAAACCCGAAGCCACTATCGACCGCATCCGTGCAGCGGTTGGTCGGTTTGATTTTACTCCCCCAATCTCTGAAACACAGGATACTAACGCTCCCCCTACTGGTGGCGTCAACGCCCAGTACCGCCGTAACACAACCCAACCCACTATTACGCCAGCATTTGCTGCGACTGCAAACGAAGATGAAGTTCGTGCATTTGCTGACCAATACGGTATCGACGAAGCAGAAGCCGTTGAGCGCCTAAGTGCGGCGGCTTCGTCACCTTCAGGCATTGTATACTCACGTAGAGGACGTCCACCCAGTGCGAGCACGGTAGAAGCTGCGGGCCAAGAAGGTCTATTCGGCGCACTGCCTACACAGGAAGAAAACCGCCTCGACAAGTTTGAGGAAATCCAGCAGCGCAAACTGGAGCAAGGTGCGCTTGCACCTGAAGACCGCGAAGCGGAAAATCAGGCACGTGCCGATGAGTTTGATAGGCTGCAGCAAGAACGCGCAGCGAAAGACGAGCAGTACACGGCTGACTTTGTAAAAAACATCGAAGATGCCATTCGTCGCGCTAACCCTGCTAACGAAGCCTATAGTGTGCAGGTTGATGCAACCAGCCCGAAGCCTTACAGGGTTGTAGGTCCAGACGGAGAGTTGTTTGCAGCCGCAGATAACCTGCAGGACTTTGAAGCACAGGCGATGGACCTTCTTCCATACGTTGCTCCCCCTACATCTATTCAAGAGACGGACTCCGCGAACCCCACCGTGGCTACATCCATGGTGCAGGAACTTACCCGTGATATTGATGCTGCGCGTGAGCGTGGCGAGATAGACAACAACCAGCGCACCGAGCTTATTCGTCAGATAGAACGCCCCGACGCATACGATAAGTATGGTCGTCCGCAGGACAACATTGCCAAGGCTGAAGAAGAAGCCCGTGCAGCAATGTCCAAGTTCCGCAACACCACAGGTGTTGAAGCCAAGGCAGCGGAAGCAGAGCTAGCCGTCGCCAACGAGAAGCTGACTAAGCTAGTAAACAACCGCATGCTGAACCCGATCAGGTCTAAGCTGCGCTCCATGGCAGAGAACCGTCAGCTTGAGCGCGAAGGCGCTACATCCCGTGTGGGCAGCGCTAAGGTGCAGCAGAAGCTAGGCGAGATGGAAGGTGCAGACACCAGTGCCGAGCAGCGCGAACAACGCGAAGCCAAAATCGACATAGCCGAAGGCCGTGTATCTAAGTACCGTAGGGGTGAAGCGCAACCGGGCCAAGTTAAGACAGACGTATCTAAGGTACGTGCAGCGGTAGATGCCATCGTGTCAGTATGGAAGGGGCCACCTGTAGTTACGGTAGTCCAGTCTGTTAACGACATAGCTGACGCTAAGGTACGTCGGGCTGTGATGCAAGATAACGCTACCAATGCAGAAGGCTTCGTGGCCCCTGATGGTACAGTGTATCTAATTGCCGACAACCTTGAGTCCGTAGAGCGTGCTAAGGCGGTGCTGTTCCATGAAGCTCTTGGCCACGTTGGCCTTGAGAAGCTGTTCCGTGGCGAGCTAGATAGCGCTCTGACTGCACTGTATAAAAGCAACGGTAACATACGGGCCAATACCGATGCGTGGCTAGCTGCTAACCCAGATGCCTATGCGCAGGATACCAACCGTACCGCCCGCGCAGTAGAAGAAATCCTAGCCGAGATGTCCGAGAATGGGCAGCTTAGGCCGACAATGCTAAAGCGCATTGCAGCTATTATCCGTAACTTTGCACGTAGGCTGGGTATCAATCTGGCAATCAGCGATGCGGACGTAGAAGCTATACTGGCTGCAGGCCACGAGCGTGTCGTAAACGGTGCGCAGGAAAGCACACTCGTCAAGGGCATGCGGTATATTAACGGCTGGCGTGGTGGTGCTGCACCTACCACAAAATACTCACGGCCCAAGACCACTAAGCAGAACAAAGAGAAAATAGGAACTGCTGAAGCTAGTATAAGTCCCGGTATGCGCCGTACCCAGAAGTCTACCTCCACTAACGGCATAGCTGAAGGTGTAGAGCAGGTTGTTAAGGGGCATAGCTGGAAAGACTGGGGCGGTGGGCTAAAGGATAACCTAGAGGCCATGGCACCACCTACCTTGGTGGCCACGCTAAAGACTATACCGACGTCTGGCATCTTAAACTGGTTCGGCCCAGATATACCCACCATACGTGAGATTGACACGTTGGTGCAGAAGATGGTTGCCATGAAGGCCAACATACTCAAAGCTGCAGAGCAAATTGGTATGGAGTTAGACGAGTTCCTTCTGTCTGATAAAGACCAACTACTGGCCCAGACGCAGAGCACTGCCCGTATAAATGAAATGGCACCCGACGATTTCAAGTCTGCTGACGATGCACTGGCTAATCACCCTGCCATGAAGGAGGTCGAAGCTCGCATACTGAAGAACGCCAACGATAAGGTGTTAGCTGCCCGTATAATAGCCGAGGTAAAAGCCTTGGTTATGCAGAGCAAAGACGCAATCACCGTAAAGGGTGACAAGGTAGCTATGTCTACCGCTATGAAGAAGTTGGTAGCGAACCTATCTAAGACAGCCATAGATAGCAAAAATACCAGTGACCAGATGAAGCAGATAGCGGAACTTACCCGTCGTATCCGCGATACACATGCTTTGTGGGACAAGCTAGGTGAGCTTAAGAACGGGCACAAGCTATACAAGGAAATACGTTCCTACTACAAAGATATGTTCGAAGCCGAGCTTGCACTACTAGACGGTCGGATTGCGTCTATCGCCGGTACTAAAGAAGCCAAGCGTTTGCGTGACCTACGTGCAGATATGATGCGGGAAGTTATGAACCCCGATGAATCCAAGAAGGGCGGCGACATATTCTACAATCTTGACTCAAGCTTGTTCACCAAAGACTACTTTCCGTTTATGCGGGCAGGTAAATACTACATACGTGTATCCGCTGCCAAGGACGGCTCGCGGGAGCGTGAGTTCTACCAGTTCGAAACTGCCAAGCAGCAAATAGCTGCGAAGAAAGCGATAGCTAAGCGCTTAGGTATAGACCCTGAGAAGAACGATGGGGTACTTACTATAGGGTACGACGTCGCACAGTTGCAGGAAGAATTAAAAACTGACGACCAGATGATGAAGAAGATATTTGACCTAGTGGGTAAAGCCAAGGCCGAGTTTGCTTCAAGTGGTGTACTAGGTGCCAGCGACTTCAAAGACCTGACGGACAGCATCTACCAGACATGGTTGCTATCTACCCCCGAACGGTCAGTACGCCGCCGGTTCATGCATGCTCAAGAGGTAGTCGGGTTCCAGCAGGATATCCTACAGAACTTTGCATCGCAAGCGAGCAGCTATGCTAACCAACTAAGCAAGCTGGCATACGCCGGGGACATACGCTTAAAAACCGAGGAGGCACGTGACAACGTGTCGGACCGCCCAACTACAGAGCAGGCTAGACTTAAAGCCGCTATATATGAATTAGAACAGCGTGCCGAAGACGAGATAAACCCAAGCCCGCAGAGTTCGTTTATTAACGCCCTTAACCGTGCGTCTTACTTCTACTACCTGACAGCGCCAGCGACAGCGATGCTGCAGCTTACTTCCATACCGATACGTGTGGTGCCACGCCTGTGGCGGGATTACGGGTATGCGGAAGGCACCCGCATGTGGCTGAAGTATATGAAGATATGGAACACTCTAGGTAAAGCTAAGGTGCAGAGCACTCGCACAGGGATAGCCGGTGTGGGTGACTCGCTTGATGTCCTGATGCCCAACATACTAAGCTCTAAATTGGTTAGTGCTGACACCAAAGAAGGTAAACTTCTACGTAGGGCACTGGCGGCAGGTATGGAGCGCAACGTGCTTGAGACCGTGCAGGATACACTAATCCAGAACGAGCGGGAAACAGGACAGAAGCACCGTACGGGTGCAGCGCGCACCGTTGCCGAAACTGCTGCGGTAACAGGTAAAGCCATGGGCGTCATGTTCCAAGGGTTGGAAAACATCTCACGCCAAGCAGCCTACTTCATGGCGTTTGAGTTAGCGTACAAGGCAGAGACTGCTAAAAACCCCGGCGCACCTGAGAAGGTAGTGTTTGATAAGGCAGTCACCACTGCCCTAGATACTGTGCGCGATACTCTTGGTGACTACTCCAACTGGGAACGTTCACGCATAATGAAGAACGATGTGTCTCGTGCACTGTTCCTCTTCAAGATGCATCCCATTCTGCAGACTAAGTTCCTAGTAGGCGCGATGCGAGATATCGGGCGTGGGTTGTACCCCGGAGCTTCACCAGAAGCAAAGGCCGCACGTGCGGGCGCTATGAAGGAACTAGGCGGCGTCTTGATGATGGCTGGCGTATTTGGTGGCCTTCTAGGTATGCCCCTGTACTCGGTCATGGCACTGGCGCTATCTGAAAGCTTTGACGAAGAAGATGATGAGGATGTGCGCAAGCTTATGGGTCTTGACCCACGTGTCGCCTACGACTCCGACATTATGTTCCGTGCATGGTTGATGGATAAGTTCGGAGAGCCGATGGTTGGCGACGTGTCGTTGGCAGACATTCTTATACACGGCCCGCTTGGCGCTTTATCGAACACTGAACTGTCTAGCCGTACATCACTCGACCTCAAGAATATGTGGTTCCGCGAAGCAGTTGCAGGTGACTCCACTGGTGACAGCATAATAAAAACACTGCTGGCTAACGTAGCAGGTGGGCAGATGCTTATTCAGGCGTTCAATGCAAAGGATAACTTTGCTGAAGGCGATATGTATGGTGGTATCAAGAAGATGGCACCTGCGTTTGTTCGGTCATGGGTAGCAGCGGAGCAAGGGGAAGCCGAAGGTGTGGTTACCCGCAAGGGTGATGTCATTATAGATAAGAACGATATCACTGGGTTGGATACGTTCCGCACGATATCTGGCTTCCGACCACTGCGTCTTGCTAGATGGCAGGACTACTACATCACTCGTAGTAAGAACGACAAAAAGATAAAGGCGGAGAAGACCCAGCTGCTATCCACCTTGGATAGGAAGCTACGTGAGGGTGATATTACTTCTAAGGAGCAACTACAGGAGTTCATCACCGACGAGGTTATTCCGTTCAACCGCACGTACCCAGACCCAAGCTTCATAATTACCGAAGAGACCATCATGCGGTCACTCAAGGGTCGTGCGGATGTACGGGGCCGCACAGTGCAGGGCATGCGGCTTGAGAAGAAGACTGCAGAGAAAGATATCGGTATGGCAGATAAGTTCCGCCCATAAAAAACCCCCGCTGGGGAGTAGGCCAGCGGGGGTAGTATCAACCAACGGAAGGAGCATCTTCCGAGGACGTTTATAATCACATCCTCCAGATACGTAAACCCCTAATACCAGATTTGGTATCCACCACGCTCCGGTACACTACCTTTAGCTTCAGTCTGCGTAGCACGGGGCGTATTTCCTTCTTAGCGGCTTTTGGGTCTAGGCACGGGAAGAACAGTGACGCGCCCTTGGTGAAGGCGCGCCAGTTTATATCGTAGCTGACCCCAGCTACCTTCACTCTTCGTCGGCGTCCGGCTTCACAGCCGTGATTGCGTTATTGAACAGGTCCGTAATGCCACTAAAGTCAGGGTGGTTAGCGTCGAAGATTAGCGACTGCACCGGCACCGTGTTGACCTTCATGCCCTTTGACATGCGCTTGTTCTCTGCGTCAAGGTACAGGCCCTTGGCTTTCATAGCGTTAATGGTCGAGCGGTAAGCAATGTTACGTGCCCCACAATACTCACGGAACGAGCTAGCAGTTATGTATACCTTAGCAGTATCCGGTTCGTAGCGTATCATAAGCTCTCGCAACGGCTCTAACTGCGGTACTTCCACCATCTTGCTGCGACGGTCTACCCCGTCATTAACTATGAGAATGTTACCCAGACGGGCGTTCATAAACTCACCAAGTATCTGCTGGTCACCTTCGGGTGGCGGTGTCATCGTGTTGCGTAGGTTGAGTATCATCTTGCACGTCCACTTAAAGATGGCAGCAATGTCCCAGTTACACAGGCCAAGATGCAGGGCGATGTAGATACCCGTTATGTTAGCTGCTGCTGTTGCCGACCAGAACCGCTCACGCTGTGTTAGCTTAAGCTTGGAGTCGATGCGCTGTTGAACCGTAGCATAAAGCGCCTTCACCTCGTCATAGTGCGTAATCAGGTACCGTGCGTAGATGTCACCTGCATGCCCGTAGTTTTCAAGCAACTGGTGGTCGAACATCTTCTTGCCATACTCGATGTCAATCGCGTCAGAATAGTCGATGCTGTATTCGATGATGCGCATGGTTTCACCATCAGGCGACCCCTTGGCAATCTCAAGCTTCTCGTAGAACGAGTGGTTAGACGAGCACAGTGCTATGGTCTGCCATGACGTCAGGTTTGCCCGAAGCTCGTTTGAAGACGCCTTCATGCGATCCTTGCCTGTACCCTGTGTAATCAAGTAGGCGAGTTCACTTAGTTGCTTGGGCTCTGTGTTCGACATTTCGTCGAAGCTGATATGCAGGTTACAGAAAACCCCTATCTTAAATACCTTCGAGTTGAACGTGTCGTCCTTCTTGGCACATAGCGCCGCTGGGTCGCCGTATACACTGTTAGCCATAAGCAGGGCTGTAGTCTTACCTGTACCTGACTTGGGGTGCACCACGTTAATGATTGCCCCACGTTGACCGGAGAAACGCAAGAGAGGCGCACCGAAGGCGGTGGCTGCTGCGAACGCATGCCCTTCAAGGCCCGGACGTCCGTACAGGTTAAACACCTCTGTCCACTTCTCCAACGTACCCTTAGCTGTCATGTGTTCGGCTAGTGCCTTGGTGACTGACGACGGGGGGCTATGGTATGTCCCCTCGGCACTTATCTCACGGTCGCCTATAATAAACTTACTGTCGTTATCGACCCATCCAAATTGATTGCGCATTTGTTCTACCTTTGTGTTGTGAAAATATTGAGCTACTGATTTTACTATGAAGTCCACCAAGTACGCATAATCGACCTTGGAGCTAAGCATCACGTGCTTAGAGGCGAGGAACTTGCGTAGCTCGTTACCGTCCATCACCTTTGAATTGTGCACCGTGAACTCTTTGACGCCATCCTGTGGGCTGTGCAGACGAATAAGTGCTACACCCCCCTCGACTGGGTCATCCATACGCTTGGCTACATATATGTCGTACGGATACACCAATACAACGTCCTCGACGCCTTCTTCCTCGTCTTTGGGTGTAACCTTGCGCCATACGCCACCGTGCTTGCCCCGTACGTAGGGGAAGGGAAACTCGGGTATATGGTACTTCACTGCCCCAAGCTGGGTTTCCTCTATAACTACGTTGTCCTCTGGAGTTGCCTCCTTCAGTTCTTTACCTAGTGTAATAGGGGAGCGTATCTTGCCAATGTGCGGGCACCCTGCACATCCGCCGGGATTGTGTTTCTCGAACTCCGCACATGTGTGCGGCCCGACTATGTGTGTTACCTTCTGCTCAACCTTGTCAGGGTCATAGTCAGGATGGTCTGCGGATAACTTGTGTATAGCCTTATCACGGTCCTTACAGAACTTGGCGATTGACAACGCAGCAAACCATCGTGGCTCAGATATTTCCCTGCGGTCTGCGTAACTAGCGTTAAGCTGCTTGCACCCGTTCTGACCACGGTTCATAATCTTGGTGAAGCTCGACTCCATGTTGGCACGTATAAGCTTAGCTAACGGGCTAGGTGCGAATGTAGGCATGTCACCAAACAGTGTCGCCTTCGTCTCCTTTACCCCCAACAGGTCACGTATGTCCTGCATGGGTGTCGGCTTACCAATCGTTATGACTTCTACACGTAGGGGGTCCGTACCCTTAAAGTTAAACGTGCCGGGAATACGCAGGATACGCGCTGCTTCGAAGCAGCTGTTATCGACACGTAGCTCCTTAGTGGTGCAGACTTCCTTCAGCCTTAGACACACAGGCTCCCATTCTTCACGTGTAACTTCTTCAGTCAACGTCCAGTATACGTGCAGACCGCGCCCAGAATTAACTATGGTGGGCTTAGGCATACCGACTGTCTTGCAGAACTTACGAAGGGCATCTAACCCTTCTTCCTGTGTATCGTAGTCCTTCTCTGGCCCACAATCTATGTCGAGCCAAAGTGACTTAAGTGACTTGACGTTTTCTTTCTTCCTGCTCTTACCGTCTGTATACTTAGCTACACCAAAAAATACATTCTTCCCTTGGTTGAGGAACGTCTTGGCCCATGCGTCGGCCTCTTCACGGGTCTCTACTAGCTCCTGTTGCTTGCTGTCGGGGCTTAGCCCGACGATAGCGTACCAACCCTCTTGGGGCTGCACCGCTGATAAAAGGTCAAAATCCTCTGCCACGCAGACACCACTCCATAGGGCAAGTCACAAGCCCACTCCTAAAAGAAAAAACTCTCTACCCCGTTAGGAAGTAGAGCTCTCCAGACTAGCCATGTATGAAGCTATAAGCGCCGTGGCACTGCCCTGCGGGACCGAAGTCCCGCAGAACCAGTTGTATACTGTTTGCCTCGTTACACCTGTACACTTGGCTACCACAGCTACGGGTATGTCCTGCGCGATACAGAGCCTACCCAGACGAACACCCAACTTGTGTTTGCTCGCCTTGGCATTTGCTTCCTGTATACGTAGACTATAACCGCCGCTCATCAGTCGTCTTCTTCTTCGTCGTCGGCCCAGTCACTAACCACAGCGGCAAGTGTGCCGGTAGGTGCATCAACAGCGGCAGCGGTAGTAGCCTTTTTAGAAGGGCGCTTCACTGGTTCGGCCAATGCTTCTTCTTCATCGTCCTCACCATCGTCGTCATCCAAGAAGGATGGCTTCTTAGCCTTTGGTTCTGGCTCCGGCTGTGCTGTAAGCTTGACAGGTTCTTCCGTAGTTGTGGCCTTCGCCATGTCGAAGCTAATCAAGCGCATAGTGGCAGGGTTGTTCTGCGCCTCGTTGACACGCGCTAACTCATCTAGGTCAATAAACCGGTCAGCAGTGAAGTTAAGCTCCATAGTTTCTGCGTCAAGGTTGTACGCAACCGTAGTAACCACGCGGTCAGGCGCTGCATTGTTTGACACCAGATGGCGGCAGTACTGCTCAAACGGAAGGACGTTACCAGTAGCCTTACCGAATAGCGACTTAGCTGGGATGTTGAACTGATATACATCACCGGACTCATCGCCGTCCAAGAACAGTGCTACCTTGCGGCTGAAGCGACAGGCTTTACCCTTACCGTTCTTACCCGAACCATCTATGTTCTTAGGGCAGCTAGCGCAATTAGCGGACTGACGGTTGGCGGCGGATGCTTCTGGCTTGTCACCTAGGTTAGAGAAGCAGTCAGGTGCACTGCCCTTGGCGTCGGGGTCATAGTCGTTAGCGTAGAAGCTACGGCTAGGCTTATCCAGCATAGCAAGGATGATGGCGTTAAACTCACCACGGATGGCCTTGCCAACCTGCTCACCGTTTACGATGCGCTTGAACGTGCCGTTGGTGTTGGTGGCGATGCGGTTGTAGCCGCCCATGCCCGAAGCAATCTGCGTACCCATCTTGGATGGTGGCAACGCCACTGCGACAGCATTGGGGTTTTTGAAGATAGTCAAATTGGTCATTGTTTCTCTCACTTGGTTGTTGGTTTACGAACCGAAAGCACATACTTAGTATCTGCATTGAGGCCGATAGGTAGGCTATCGGGGTTCTCCTCTAGGTAATTACGCATGTTGCCATTGTGGATGCGCTGTTCGAGAAGATGCATAACATCATTCTCCTTAAGAAACTTGTACATGGACTCCCAATCGCTCGTCCAGTATCGGGTAGCAGCGCGTCTCGTTATCGTACCTTCTTTGGTACGTAGGCTATCGACGTTCTGTGCGTTGCAGACTTCTAGAAGCTTGGCGCTAATCATGTCCATCTGCCCCCTAAGCTCCGCTATCTCGGCTTTGTGGGCGTCTTCCTTTTCTTGCACGGCATCGCGTATCTTGCGGTAGACACGTACAAGCTTGTCTACGGGTAAGTCTTCCATATTTGTGCTCCTTCGTTGTAGTGGTACGTTATATTGTTAGTTACCACTTAGCTTTGACAATGTCAAATACTATATTTCCATAACTTCCTTGTACAAGTCAATAAGTTTCTGGTGGTTGGTGATATTATTTTTTAGCATGCTGTACAGCCGCTCCTCCACCGGACTGCCTTTGATGTGCACCACGGTCATGGCGTTCTTCTGGCCGGGACGGTCGATACGTGCGTTAGCTTGCAGGTAGGTTTCCACGCTGGTTACCGGCGCATACCAGATGAT